TCTCCGGGGGGATATTTGATCTCAAAGTCGAACTATTACCAGGGGGTGACCCACAGCGATGTCTGACGAAGTGGGGGCAACCACCCCCGAATCACTTCCGATCAGGCGTCCACCCGCTCGAACCAGTGTGCGAAGGACCCGCCAACTTGTGGTGCAGGCCCAAAACCTCATCGAGGAGCGCATCCAGGCGAAGACGGCTTCGCCCACCGAGACAGTTGCAGTGCTTCGGTTGGGGACGGAGACCGAACTTGCCAACATCGAGCGCATCAAGGCGCAGACGGAACTACTCAAGGCCCAGAAGGCCAAGTCGGAGGCCGAGACGGTTAGCGGTCAGATGTTCAAGGATGCCATGGACGCCATCGTGCGATACCAGGGAGGTCGACGCGATGAACCCGGGGGATAAGAACTACTCGGCAATGTTAGCACGCGATACGTTTTTGTCTCGCTACCGCTACCTCAAGCTCGATGGTCGAGTGGCTGATCTCACGTTCGGTCACGAACGGTACATGAATCAAGCGTTTTACACGAGTCGAGAATGGAAAACGGCTCGAGACGTGGTGATTGTCCGGGACCAGGGACGGGATCTTGGACATCCAGATTTTCCGATCATGGGCCCGATAACGGTCCACCACATCAACCCTATAACACCAGATCACTTGGTCCACGGTGACCCCCTTATCTTGGACCCAGAAAACCTGATCTGCGTGTCCCACAACACGCACAATGCCATCCACTATGGCGACGAGAGCCTGCTTCCGACCGACTGGGTTGATAGGGAGCCCGGCGACACGACGCTTTGGGAAAGGAAGTGGTGATGAGACTTCTCCGTAACGTCACAGTGGTCACGGCCAACCTCGGTCGTGGCGCGACAGTCGAGCAATTCGAGGACAACGTCGATCGAATTCTCAACCAGGCTCCCGGCAAGTCGGTGTTCATCGGCTGGCAGGAGATCGACGAGGCCGACAAGCCCCGTGAGATGTCCTACCTCAAGAAGGTACTCAAGGACTCGCACCGACTAGTCGGCGTGAAGACCCACGTACCCATTGCGGTGCCCAAGACCTTCGAGGTCAAGAAGCAATTCGTCGAGAAGGCCTCCGACGGGGTCAAGGGACTGCAGCCTGACCGCTATGTGGTCCGCGCTCTGGTTCACCCCGAGGGCAAACCCGACCGCCTGGTCAATCACACCAACACGCACTTCGGTCGTGACGTCCCGCAGCTGCGGGAGTCCCGCGAGGAGATGCGTAAGCACGTCACCCAGGAGATCGAAGGGTCTCGTGCCGGCTGGCTCACCGCCGATCTCAACGCCCACAACTACCGCGCCCTCGGTCGACCCGAGCGCCGTCTGGTGGTGGCAGGTCTGGACGCGATCAGGGCCTACGAGTCCGAAGACGTCAGCTTCCGTCAGCTCGACCGGGGCACCATTCGCCTGGTCGGCGACGGCCACAACGCCCACTGGACTCAGATGCAGGTCATCTGGGACTGAAAGGATCCACATGACTGAGCACGAGTACGAGGACAGCCTCGCGGAAGAGGAGATCCTCGACGACATCGAGATCTACGAGGGGGATCCCGAATTCGACGTCTCGCAGACGAACGACGACGGGGCCCAGGAGGACGAAGGAGACACGCCGGCCGGTATGGCCTTCTTCGCCCGAGCCAACAACGCGATTCGCAACTGGCGCGAGACTCTCGCCTGGTACGCGACGCACAACACGACCGCCGAGATCGGTTTCGACCCCGACGGCATGTGCCTGAAGGTCTGCCGCTCCGCTCGCAACATCCCGGCGAAGTACCTGACGGCCAAGGAGTCCCAGGACGCGACGCCCAAGGAGCACCGGGTCAAGAAGATCGCCGATCTCCGCAAGGGGATGGTGCTCTACTTCGACGATCCCAAGGACAGCAATCGTTCGGGCCACATCGTGACCCAGATCGGACGCGTCAAGGGCTTCCGACCCTCGAGCCTGGACGACATCCTCTGCGAGACCAACTCTGTGGTCTCCGGTCGAGTCGTGGTCGTGCGCGCGAGCTACTTCAAGAAGCACTGGGGCGACTCGTTCCAGTTCGGAGCCACCTGGCTCAACGGGGTGGAGCTCGACGTCCCCGGACATGTCTCCCGCATCGAGCGCTTCAACACCGGCGGCCCGATCTACGACCTCAACCTCCTGCACAAGGCGGCCAAGGATGGTCGACCCAAGCCGGGCGAGATCCTTCGTCGCATCGAAGACCAGGTTCGCCGGCTTCCGGACAACCGGAACCTCAACAACGTCCGGGAGTTCAAGGACGAGTGGCGTGAGACCCGCAAGATCGACCTGTCACACCTCGACGAGGCTGTGAAGAACGGTCGTGTCGGTCTCGTGAAGACTGTCCGCGACGAGATCCGTCGCCTCATCAATGCACTACCTGAGGAGTGATCATGAAGAAGCTCGCATACTTCGCCAAGGGGTTGTGGGCCGACCGTCATCTCTCACAGTGGATCACAACGATCATGATCATGGCCCATGTCGGCCTGGGTAGCATCATCTTGGCGACGGGAGTCATTCGGTTCACATCACCGACTTACGACCCCCTCGTCAACTTCACCCAGGGCAACGTGTGGGTCTGGGGTGTGTGGATTACGCTCTCGGGGATCCTGATGTCGGTACCTTTCAGATGGCCTAACATGGCCGGGCTATGGCTCGGCATGTTCTGGCACATCATCTGGATGTGGTGCTTCACCATCGCGGTCGTTGAGTCGCCCAAAGCTGCAGCAACGCCGATTCCAATGTACGGCGCCGCGGCACTGATCTGCATCGCTCTTCTGACTGCGAGGATCATCGAGCGAAACGAGCGGTAGCTTATGGACCCCACCGTTCAGGTTGCCCTCGTGTCGGTTGCCACTACGTTCATCACCACCATGGGTTTGATCGCAACGGCCGTCATCAACAGCTACCAAAAGCGCGCGAAGGTGGCCGAGAAAGTGATCGAAGAGGTTGTCGATGATGACCTCGATCAAGTCGACGTGATGAGGAAACTGTTCGTCCTCATCAATGAGAATGAGCGCAAGGAGAAGTTGCTCGCAGACTGCCGACGGCATTGTGAGCACTTGGAGAAACAGGTCCGTCACCTTCGCGCAGAGAACACCATACTCCGACTCGGCGGAGATCAACCCGATCTGTAATCCTCAAAATGGGAAGGAGTTGGGCCATGTCCAGCATCCTGGATGACATCAAGCTTGCGCTTGGGCTCCTGCCCGAGGACGAGAGCTTCGACAGTGTCGTCATCATGCACATCAACAGTGCGTTCTCCGATCTCTTCTCGGCCACCGGAGTCGGAGGGCCTGCGGGCTTCGCCATCACCAGCAAGCAGAACACATGGGACGAGCTCTACGAGGACGACCGGCTCAACTCCATCAAGTCGTACATCTTCGTGAAGGTCAAGATCCTCTTCGACCCTCACATCGTCGGCGTGGTCATGGCTGCTCACGAGCGGCAGTACCAGCAGATGGAGTACCGCATCATGGCAGAGGCGGACAACTGACCGTGATCACCAACATCGGGACCCCCGTTCACTACGAGGCGTTCCGCAAGAAGGTGCTTGCGCGAGAGATCCCAGTCTGCCAGGAGATCTCACTCGAGATGCAGCGAATCGACGAACTCATCAGGAACCCCGACGTCTACTACGACCCCGGGGCGATTGATGGGTTCGTCGAATTCGTTGAACATGAGCTGACCCTCACTGACGGTGAGGATGTTCACATGCTCGATTCATTCAAGCTCTGGGCTGAGCAGCTCCTTTCGTGGTTCGTCTACAAGGATCTGCCTCGGTGGGACGACGAGACCAAGAGCTTCGTGAAGAAGCGAGTTCTGATCCGGCTGCGCGACACCCAGTACCTCATCGTGGCCCGAGGATCGGCCAAGTCAATGTACGTCGCATTCCTGCAGGCGTACTTCCTAACGGTCGACCCGTCGACCACTCACCAGGTTACGGTTGCCCCGACCATGCGTCAGGCTGAAGAGGTCATGTCGCCGATCCGGACTGCGATCCAGCGGTCTAAGGGTCCACTGTTCAAGATGCTCACCTTCGGGTCGAAGCAGAACACGACAGGCAACCCCGCGCTACGACAGCAGCTCAGCTCGACGAAGAAGGGCATCGAGCTATTCGCCACCAACTCCATCCTTGAGATCCGGCCGATGTCGATCGACAAGGTGCAGGGCCTCAGGTCCAAGTACAACTCCGTGGACGAATGGCTGTCTGGCGACACGCGCGAGAACGTCATCGAGGCGCTGATGCAGGGTGCCCGTAAGTACGAAGACCCAATTCTGGTCGCGATCTCCTCTGAGGGAACGATCCGAAACGGTGTTGGTGACGACATCAAGCTGGTTCTGGCAGCCATCCTTCGAGGAGAGCTCAAGGACAGCGACAACATCAGCATCTTCCACTACAAACTGGACAACGTCAAGGAAGTTGGCGACCCCAGCAAGTGGTTGAAGTGCAACCCCAACCTCGGCATCACCGTCTCGTACGAAACGTACAAGAAGGACGTCGAGAAGGCGGAGATGTTCCCCCATATTCGGAACGAGATCCTGGCAAAGCGCTTCGGTCTCCCGATGGAGGGCTTCACCTACTACTTCACGTACGAAGAGACCATCCCGACTCTGGCCACGCTTAACCCGGTCCGATACGCGGGTATGGAGTGCGCCATGGGCATTGACCTCTCTCGAGGCGACGATTTCTGCGCATTCACATGGCTGTTCCCGCTCGGAAACGGTCGCTTCGGCTTGAAGACCCTGTCCTTCATTTCTCGCCGGACCCTGGATCTACTCTCGGGGTCCAAGCGGATCAAGTACGAGTCCTTCCGCGAGGAAGGCACGCTTATTGTGCTCGAAGGCAACACTCTGGACATGATGCAAGTCTATGACTATGTCTACGACCACATTGAGCAGCTTGAGTACATCGTTATGGCCGTAGGCTACGACACGTACAATGCTGACGCGTTCATCGAGCGTTGGGAGCGGGACAACGGTCCTCAGGGGATCCATAAGGTTATTCAGGGCGCCAAGACCGAATCGGTCCCCCTGGGTGACATGAAGACTCAAGTCGGAGCCGGAGTCATCGAATTCGACGAGAAGATCCTGATGTTCACCATGGGTCACGCTGTGGCCAAGGAAGACATCAATGGCAACCGTATGCTGGTGAAGCTGCGGAATGACGAGAAGATCGACAACGTTTCGGCCTGGTTGGACGCATATGTCGCCTACCTCCGAGACCCCGAATTGTTCGACTAGGAGGTGAGACATGGGACGAGTGACACGCCGCCTCGGCGAGCTGATCCACGGCGTCAACCAGTTCGATCAGGAGCGCCGCGTGGACGCTTCGTGGGAGCATGGCCTGTCCATGGCCCGTGACAGCGGGGCAATGAACACCGCCCCGAGGTTCTATCGCGACCGGTCGATGATCGAGTCGATCTACGTTCGTCTTGCGATTGACGTAGCCATGGTGGACTTCATCCACGTCAAGCTGGACCCAGACAACGACGTTCCCATCGAACGGGTGCGTTCCATCCTGGATCAGCGACTGACAGTGGACGCCAACATCGATCAGACCGCTTTTCAGTGGAAGTTCGATATGGCGATGACCATGTTCAAGAACGAGGTCGCAGTTCTGGCCCCGATCGAGACGACGTACGACATCGCCCAGACCGACAGCTTCGACATCCAGTCCATGCGAGTGGGCACCGTGTCGTCCTGGTACCCACGGCGGGTCATGGTCAACCTGTACGACGACCGTGAGAAGGACTCGCAGGGCAACATGGTCAACGGAGGCATCCGAAAGGACCTGCTGTACGAGAAGAGCGAGGTCTGCATCGTGCAGAACCCGTTCTCGGGGGTCATGAACTCCCCCAACAGCGTCATGCAGCGCCTCATCGAGACCTGGGCCCAGCAGGATGCCCAGAACCGGGAGATCGCGTCGGGCAAGCTCGACATGCTGATCCAATTGCCGTACGTCACTCGTGGTGCCAAGCGGCAGGACATGGCTC